AAACAATCAGGGTACAGAAACAGTCAGAGTACGTGCTAGAAACGAGAAGGGTCAGCTAATGGCAGATGATCCTTCTACACCTGATGTTAATGAAGCTTGGGTAGTTAAAACAGTTAAGAAAGTATTGAAAAAGTAATGACCCAATACTCTATTGGTAAGCCAGCACGTAGGAAGTCTGTCTATGGTCACAACAGTACCACAGCAGTAGAAGACGTGTATACTTGCCCTGCTAACTGTACAGCAGAAGTTACATATATCCTTGTAGCTAATGGTGGTGGTAGCACTAATGATGTCACTATCCAGTGGTACATAGCAGCAGATGCTTATACGTCACACTTCTTGAACGATAAGAGTTTAGCTGGTGGCGGTTATCACGAGTTCTCTACTATTGACCTTGTGTTACAACCAGGTGATAAGATACAGGTAGTACCTGCTGCAGCAGGACATATTGATAGCATCATCACTGTAACTGAGACCTTTGTTCCTGTGGGATAACGGGGTTGCATTTTTATCAATAGTATAGTATAACTATGTGTGTATAACTAGTCTCTGTAAGCTGCAATGCAGCAATTTATGGAGACAACAATGAGAAAGTTTTTTGAAAGATTAATCGAAGCACGTCAACGTCAGGCTAATGCACGAATCGCAGAGATGCACCTGTGGAGAATGTCAGACCGTGAACTAAATGATTTAGGTATCGGACGTGGTGATATCAGAAGAGTAGTACACGAAGGTGTGAAGTGAGTTCTTTGGGAGGAGACTCGTGGACCCAGTTACAATAATTAGTGGGGCCACAGTAGCCTTCAACGCACTTAAAAAAGGTTTTGCTATTGGCAAAGACCTGCAGGACATGTCAAGCCAGCTAACTAAATGGGCTGGCCACATGTCTGACTTAGGTCAAGCTGAGAAGCAAGTAAAGAACCCTCCGTGGTGGAAAACACTGGGTGGTTCTGTAGAAGCCGAAGCTATGGAAGTATTTGCAGCTAAACGTAAAGCTGAACAAATGCGGAAAGAGCTGAAGGATTACATTAGCTTTACTATGGGTCCATCTGCTTGGGATGAGCTTGTAGCTACAGAAGCTAAGATAAGAAAACAAAAGAAAGAGCAAGAATACCGTAAGGCTGAGATGCAAGAAGCTATAATTACTTGGACAGTTACAAGTCTGCTTTTAGCAATAGGTTTTGGTACTTTTGGCTTTATATTATATATGGTGACATAATGGCTAGAAACCTAACAGAAAAACAACAGAAGTTCCTTGACGTATTGTTTGAGGAAGCTGGTGGCAACCTAGTAAAAGCTAAGAAGCTTGCTGGATATGCTGACGCTGTTACTTCTAGACAAGTAGCAGAACCACTTGCAGATGAAATTGCAGCACTAACAAAGCAGTTTATTTCTTCGTCTGCAACTAAGGCTGCATACTCAATGTTTGAAGTTATGAACAACCCAACAGATCTAGGAAATAAAGAAAAGATGGCAGCTGCAAAAGATGTCCTAGATCGTAGTGGCTTTATAAAGACAGAGAAAGTAGAAGTCTCTGCTGCAAGCCCACTATTTATTCTGCCACAAAAATCGGATGAAGACGAATAAAACTTGGACGTTACCTAAGCCAGACTTTGTGGATGGTAAGTATGTCTGGAAACCTGTGGTAAGATTAGGTAGCCATGTACCATTTGGCTATAGACAAGACCCAGATGATCGTGATATACTATTACCAATTCCAGAGGAACTAGAACTGTTTGAACTGGCTAAGAAGCATCTTAAAAGATATAGCTATAGAGAAGTCTCTGCTTGGCTCAGTACACAATCTGGAAGATATATTTCCCACGTAGGTTTATATAAGAGAGTGAAACTTGAGCGAAAACGTAAGACAGAAGCTGCAACTCAACGCTACCTCGCCCAGCGTTATAAAGAAGCCCTCGAAAAAGCGGAGAGGCTCGAAGGTAGGCTCCTCGGCCAAAAAGAGTATACCAGCTCAACCGAAACCTGAAGAGTTAGATTTTGAGCAGGTAGCACAAGAAGTTATATTTGAGCCGAACCCTGGTCCTCAGACTAAGTTCTTGGCTGCAACTGAACAGGAGGTTCTTTATGGAGGTGCTGCTGGTGGAGGTAAATCCTATGCAATGGTTGCCGACCCTGTACGCTACTTGGGGAACCCAAATGCGAGAATGCTTCTTGTGCGCCGTAGCACAGAGGAACTTAGGGAACTTATATCAGTAAGTAAACAACTCTATCCAAAAGCTATTCCTGGAATTAAGTTTATGGAAAGAGATAAGACTTGGGTAGCTCCATCAGGTGCTACATTGTGGATGTCATATCTTGATAGAGATGATGACGTTATGAGATACCAAGGTCAAGCTTTTAACTGGATTGGCTTTGACGAACTTACACAATGGCCTACACCATATGCTTGGAACTACATGAGATCACGTCTCCGTACTACAAAGGCATCTGGTTTGCCACTGTATATGAGAGCAACAAGCAACCCAGGTGGCCCTGGGCATCAGTGGGTTAAGAGAACATTCATTGACCCTCAGACTCCAAACAAGTCGTTCCATGCTACTGATGACAACGGAGAGGTGATAACTTGGCCGAAGGGTCATAGCAGAGAGGGTGAGCCTCTGTTCAAACGGAAGTTTATTCCAGCCACCCTCTTTGACAACCCTTACCTTTCGGATGACGGACTCTATGAAGCCAACCTTTTATCTTTGCCTGAACATCAACGAAGACAGTTGCTTGAAGGTGACTGGGACATTAACGAAGGAGCAGCTTTCCCAGAGTTTAACAGAAGCATCCACGTTGTTGACCCATACGACATACCAAATAACTGGATACGCTTTAGAGCTTGCGACTATGGTTACGGTTCCTACACTGGGGTTCTTTGGTTTACTGTAGTTCCAGGATCAGAACAGCTGGTAGTCTACAGAGAGCTTTACGTATCTAAGGTTACAGCTACAGACTTAGCTGATATGATCTTAGAAATAGAGGAAGAGGCAGGGGAAAGAATACGTTATGGAGTTCTTGACTCTTCTCTTTGGCATAATCGTGGTGATACTGGCCCTAGCCTTGCAGAACAGATGATTTTAAAAGGTTGTAGATGGAGACCCTCAGACAGATCTAAAGGTTCTCGTGTAGCAGGTAAGAACGAAATACACAGACGACTGCAAGTTGATGAGTTTACAGAAGAACCTAGGATGGTTTTCTTTAGTACCTGCACCCAAACAATAGCACAAATACCTGGTCTACCTCTTGATAAAAATAATCCAGAAGATGTAGACACTCACGCAGAAGACCACTTGTATGATGCACTACGTTATGGTATAATGACTAGACCAAGAAGTAATATATTTGATTTTGATCCTGCATCTCAACGAACAGGCTTTCAAGCATCAGATCCAACTTTTGGATATTAAGGATAAGACATGGAAGAAGATTTTGAAGATATGATCATGGATATGGGAGAAGCCTCTGCGATTGAAGACGTAGAGGAAGAAGATTACTCCGATCCAGTAGCAGGTCAAATTGTTCAATTTGTAAAAGAAAAGTTTAGTAAAGCAGACACAGCTCGTCAGCTTGATGAGGAACGTTGGATTCAAGCTTATCGTAACTATCGTGGACTCTACGGACCTGATGTTCAATTTACTTCTACAGAAAAGTCTCGTGTCTTTGTTAAAGTTACTAAGACTAAAACACTAGCTGCTTACGGTCAAATTGCTGACGTACTGTTCGGTGGCAATAAGTTTCCTATTAGCATTGATCCAACTAAACTTCCTGACGGTATTGAAGAGGTTGCAAACTTTGAGACTAACCCTGATATCCGTAAAGCTGTAGACGATAGCCTAACTAAACTTCTTCCTGGTGAGACTTATCCAGAGTTTCAAGAACGTCTTGGTGTATTGTCAGGTTCTATGGAAGCTATTAAAGATAATATTAAACCTGAAACTAACGGAAGCCCTTCAGCTATCCAGATCTACCCTGCAGAAGTTGCAGCTAAAAAGATGGAAAAGAAAATTCATGATCAGCTAGAAGAGTCTCACGCAAAGAAACATCTACGTGCAGCTGCATTTGAGTGTGCTTTATTTGGTACGGGTGTAATGAAAGGCCCGTTTGCTGTAGATAAAGAATACCCCAATTGGGATGAAGAAGGTGAATACTCACCTACATTTAAAACAATTCCACAAACTACTTCCGTATCTATCTGGAACTTCTATCCAGACCCTGACGCAGCTACTATGGAAGAGGCAGAGTTTGTAGTAGAACGTCACAAGATGTCTCGTTCTCAAGTACGTGCCCTAAAGAATCGTCCATACTTTCGTCCAAATGCTATCGACAATGTTTTACGTCTTGGTGAAAACTACCGCAAAGAGTGGTGGGAGCATATCATGGAAGACAACTCAGAAGAAGATAGAGCTGATCGCTTTGAAGTTCTAGAGTTCTGGGGTTTTGTAGATAGAGAAATTATTGAAGATCAAGGGGTAGATATCCCTTCAGAATTAAAAGATGCAGATCAACTAAGTGTAAACATTTGGATTGCTAATGGTCAAGTACTACGTCTAGTAATGAATCCGTTTACTCCAGCTTACATTCCTTACTTTGCTGCACCTTACGAAATGAATCCATACAGCATCTTCGGTGTAGGTATTGCTGAAAACATGGATGATACCCAAACACTTATGAATGGCTTTATGCGTATGGCAGTAGATAATGCTGCCCTATCTGGTAATTTGCTTATTGAGGTAGACGAGACTAACCTCGTCCCAGGGCAAGACCTCTCCGTGTATCCAGGCAAAGTGTTTAGGAGACAGGGAGGGGCACCTGGTCAAGCTATCTTTGGCACTAAGTTCCCTAACGTATCTAACGAGAACATGCAGATGTTCGATAAAGCGAGAGTATTAGCAGATGAATCAACTGGCTTTCCTTCCTTCGCACATGGTCAGACAGGCGTATCGGGAGTTGGTCGTACTGCCTCTGGTATTTCTATGCTTATGTCTGCTGCCAACGGCAGTATACGGAATGTAGTAAAGAACATTGACGACTACTTACTTGCACCACTAGGCAAAGCATTCTTTAACTTTAACATGCAGTTTGATTACGATAAGGAAATTAAAGGCGATCTGGAAGTTAAAGCTCGTGGTACAGAAAGCTTGATGGCTAACGAAGTACGTAGCCAACGCTTGATGCAATTCATGCAGGTTGTAGCTAATCCAGCACTTGCACCATTTGCCAGAATGGATTATATTGTTCGTGAGATTGCTAAATCTATGGATCTTGATCCTGATAAGGTTGGCAACAATATGGCAGAAGCTGCAGCTCAAGCAGAAATCCTTAAGCAATTCCAAGCAGAGAACCCACCACCAGCTCCACCAGCAGGTGCTCCACAGCCAGGAGGCCCACAGCAAGCTCCTGCAGGGGCACAGGTACAGGATACGCAAGGTAGCGGGGGTGGTACCATAGGAACAGGTACAGCGCCTCAGCCGGGAGAACAGGGCTTCTCAGGCAACACTGGTGATCAACAGATGCAATGAAACTCGTAGTGAATAATACTTTGAAACCTTTTGTAAACAATCCAGAATTGTACAACTCTTTTTTGGAAGAGATTGGAATCCGAATAGATAAAGTACACAAACGCCTTGAGCAGATTACAGATGTAGAAGAACTGTATCGTGCTCAGGGTGAAATACGTGTGCTTAGATCCTTATTACTTCTTAGGGAACATGTGAATGGCTAGAAGAGATACATCCCCCAGACCAGTACTTAGACCAGAGGGATT